TAAGGGCTTCAAAAGCCCCTACAAAAAGATGGACTTGTCCAACATCACCAGTGCTCATCCAACCCTGGATGAGGCCGAACTTGATAAATTCGGAAAGTGGTGTCGGGTAGTCTTTTGGCCAAGGGTGGTAACACCCTGCGCCATAGATCACGGGAAACCGGATCTCTTAAAAGTGGTTTCTGTAGACGGGACCGTCAAGTTTCCTGATTCTGATCCTCCCTTCCTTCGTACAGCTGGTCCTAACTCCAAGACATCAGTCTTGGGAGCGGCCCTCGATGCTCAGGCATGGAACCTGGAGCCAGTAAACTGGCTCGTCGAGTATCTCCAAGAGATTGGAGACAAGCGTACTCTAGATACTTTCAACACAGTGTTAGCGGATTCATCCCCCGGTTTCCAAGCGCGAACTCTCCCTGGACTGTTCGTAACAGCTCGGGCCCCGAAAGGATTCTGCCAAACTAAACTCCGTGAGTTAAGGTTAGGTAAGTTATCCCTGAAACTTGAGGCTGCCGGAAAGAAAAGGATTTTCGCGATAGTCGACTACTGGACCCAACGGGCTCTAAAACCTCTGCACACTTGGATGGCCGACATCCTGTCGGTCCTCCCATCTGACGCTACTTTTGATCAGAACGGTGCGGTGCGTCGCCTGGCTCACTCTGAGCCGAGCGCGTGCCACTCTTATGATTTAAAAGCGGCAACGGATACGATCCCGCAAGTTTTATACGAATCGCTTTTCAAGGCGATTCTCCCGGAGGCAGTTGTCGACAAATGGATGAATCTTCTCACGGACCGATGGTACTACACCCCAGAGAGCGAATTGGAAGATCACCCTGATCTTCCGAAAATGATCCGCTACACCCGAGGTCAGCCCATGGGTGCACTATCTTCTTGGCCATCCATGGCCTTAGTGCATCATGCGGTGATACTGTACTCGGCCTGGAAAACGGGTCGACCAGTGGCCAAGGCCCTCTGGTGGGACTATAGAGTCCTAGGTGACGACGCAGTCATCGGTGACCAGGAAGTCGGTTTAACCTACACCATCCAGACTGACTCATTCCATATTGTTATCGGCAGAAAAGTATCGCTGATTTCCGCTCCGGCTCTGCAAAGAGCCTTAGTAGCTGCGAACCCTGTTTGCTCTGCTATCAGCGAGTGGGTATTCACCCCCGCTCGGGTCGCTGCGTTTAAAGCGTATCGGCGGGCTGCTAGGATAGCAGCCCTGGGACCGATGTTTGAGTTTGCCAACCAGTATTGGTTAGGCAAGGTCGATTTAAGTCCTGCTTCTCTGAAACAAGAGTTAGGCATTCGAACCGGGTCGCAACGCGTAGCGTACGCGTTACGGATCTTACTTCGATGGGAGTCGGGCTCTCAGGGATCCTGGGTGGCACGGTTGTGTCGGTATCTTCTTCCACCTGCACTTTATGGAGAAAGTGTGGGACATTGGAAACAAGGAAGATTGGGTCCTATCCTGCAAATTGCTCTAGCCATCGCCTTTGGCCCCTTCTCGACGCTTACGCGGCGAGTCGGGCTCCAATGGTCTTCGTTAGAACCCTTACTACTGGTGTTAACCAATAGCTCGAAGATTCTAATGGGAAGAGGATCGAGCTTATTGAGTTTAGGACACAAGGGTGGGATTGATGATCTGATCTTCTCTCTGTGTGTAGCTTATTTCCGGGTGCTCCTTCGAGGAATCGAAGGGGTCCGGATTAAGATGTCACAGTTAATTGAGGAAGATGATCCGATGGACGGGAAACTATGGGATTATATAGTTTACGGGTCGCACCGTCCAAGTATGGACGAGATTGACGAACCCGTCCCGAAAGGTTCTCGACCTCTGTTCAAGGAGGGAGAGTACCCAACGGGTATACACTGGCTTCTGAAGGAGCATCTTCTTAACGAGGATGCTCTTAGAATTCATCAGGAGGTGGTCTCGAATCCCGAAGAGTATGGTGACTCGGAGAGTCACCCAATTCACTTTGGGGAGACCAATCTTGAAAGAGATTGGGATGAGATCGTCGAGCTACAGGTCCGTTTAAATCGGTTGATCGTGTTATACACGAAAGGACTCGCCCTTCGGGCTGAGTACACAACCGTCTCGTCACTGGTAACATACGAGGAAACGGAAATGCCTGTGGTCCCCAGTGGGTTAAACGATTTCTCGCTTCCCACTCTAGGGACAGACGAGGTACACTGGGCGCTTGTTGCGCTTGAGGCTGCTCAACCCCCCGTACTTGTATCTCCGTATTCAGGTAAGGGTGACCCGTGGGCTTACCACCTCTCTAATAAAGAGGGAGTAATGGACACGGAGTTACCTCCAACTGACTCTCTCGAGCAGTGGGATATCACCCCGGAAGATATTTCAAGTTTAACGGCCGATACTGCAGCTTCAGATCTCTACGAGATCTTTGAGGCGGTTGCGAAAGCACCCGTCCTAGAAGACTGCTATATTGAACCGTCGAAACTCCTTACAAGTGAGAGCAAGCCTCGTCGTGGGTCCTATATGGATACCATCCAAGCCTATAATAGACTTGTGAGCGCCACGGCGCCAACCCTAGAGTACTTAGATTTCAAGAGTGGTATCAATCCCACTCAATTCATCGTTACTCCGGATATAGCGGACATGTGGCAGGGATGCAATAATACAACGCATACCAAAACAAAACTTGCTCGAGTTAAGTCTGGCTCGACATTTAAGTCCTAAGACAATGCCATGCGCGTAGTTG